ATAACTGTCAACCATGTATTCATTGTTGATACCGGATAGCGTGTTAAGCAGGGACACAACGCTGGATACTTTAGTGGCCAGGCATTTCACCATATTGGCATCCGTGCCGGGAAGCGTGGCTTCAGCCCAGTAATAAGGTTCGGCGTACTTCTGCTTCTGGTTCTCGCACCATGCTTCCTGAAAGGTTTCATCCATCACCTGATACTTGTTGACCTTTGACCGTCTGCCGTACTTGTTAATGGAATCGCCGTCCAGTGATGTGTAAACAAGATCACGGTAGTTGACTGTTACGGCTTCACCGACGTATGACAGATCATAAGAATAATGAGGTATCATTACTCTCAGGTCATTGCAGATTTCAGTATCGTCGAGGGTGATTGTGAGGTCACTCAGATTGGCATCCCACAGGCCTGAGAATTCCCCGAGCGCCCCATATTCTCTGAAGGCATACGTCTGCCCCCACCAACTCCACCACTCCTCCTCACCATCATTTTTGTACCCGCAGTCCTTGCCTCCGTGATATAGAGGATCAGTCTCATAATCATAGAACCAGCTTATCTCCCCATTGTCGCCGAGAACTTCCCCCTTTAGTACGATAGCGTACTTAGACCCGGCCACAAGAAATGCGCCTGCTCCAAGAGTTATCTCATACCACTCCCCAAAACGGTCTTCTGTCGTGATCAGAGAAGTGTCAAGGGTACCGGAACAGAGTGCGACCCCTGATGGTTTCCAGCATGGAGGGTCGCCGGATTCCACTCCATCGTCCCATACAGTAGATTGAATCTCGGCTGTTATATTCCCTAAATCCACAGTATCCCAGTATTGCGCACACATCAGCACCGAGATGCTGGTGATAGTGTGACTGATCTGAGGATAGAATACCTGCCACTCCCAGCGATCCAGAGTCACCCGAGCGTAGCAATACTCATTGAACGACTCCCACGATTCGAACAGCGTATTGCTCATTACTCGCCTGTTCTCGCCTGCACCATCCCGTATGTCGCCGTGATCAAATTGTTACGATCCACGCTGATATCAATGCTCTCAATGATAAAGTCAACGGCAGTCATGCCCATCGTGGTTTCGCTGACTGTTACCTTGTTACTAATTTCAAGTTCAAGTGTGGCAACTATCAATGCGGCAGTCGTGGATAATACCGTGATGGTCAGGTTGGCATAGGGCTCGACGGTGCGGTCTAACTGTGCAGTTACCAATGTATCTACCACTGCATCATCAACCCCTATCGGGCGGTCAATTCTGAAAGACCTTCTACCGTACCTGGCAATGGACCCGTCATCCGTCCACCTTACCAGGTTTTCCGAACCTGCTGCCCCTACAATGGCCATCACGTCATTGAACAACTCACCGTCGTTTAACTCGTAAATCAGATCGGTGATGTTCGCATTATTGAAAGTGAATGCACTGGCCGGCATCAGGCGTTTCTCCGAAACCGGCTCTCATACTCAAAGTCGCCCTGGGCGTCGGCATAATACCGGCCTATACTCAATTTCATCACATCATCCAGTGCCTGTTTGGCCGTGCGGTATTCCGTGCCTGGATATTTGAACACTACCGGAATCGCAGCCGTCGTAAAGCTTTTTTCCGAACCGTAGATATATTCGCCGTCTTTCCTGAAAAATGCCCTGTAGTAATATGTACGATTGGAGTTTAATCCCGATAATGTGTACCAGAAGGTCAGGTTCCATGCTATATAAAACGGCGACTTGGCCCACCAGTAGGTCTGCCATAAAGTCGCGCCCTTGGGCCTCCAATGTATACCCATCTCGACATGAGTATCATCGGAAGTAGTAAATTTGCCTCCAATAGTGGCCGAGGACACGTGGATATATTTGGCGTTCAAGGTCTCGATATTTTGCAGAACCGGCTCGTCTTCTACCCAATACTCGATATTGACACATAAGATGGGACGCGTGCACCGTCCACCTGTCCCGGTGAGAACCCATTCCTGATGATAATAAATGCAGACGTATTTGTTCTCCCACAACTCCCCGCAGTAATAGAAGTCATGGTAAGTTATAGGGCCGACATCGAGCTCCGGCTCAGTGTAAGATGCTGATACTGAACACTCGACAATCGGAGCTATCACGCCTGGTGACAGATCTCTTTTATATGTTGTGCTGCTCGTCTCGTGCCCCAGTTCGATCGAATTACCACCCACGTTTAGAGTAGCGTTAATGTCCGGTGAAGGCCACGGCAGGGAATTCCTTCCGTATCCCACGTTCGAATACGCGTAATTGAATTGGACATATGGATTCATCTCTGCGTCCAATCTAAATGTGTCTGGATTGGCTTCAAGATAATCGATCAGCCATGACAGGTCATAGCGAAAGGATTTCAGATATGTCCACATATCCTCATCGCCGAACCAGCCGCTCAGGTATCCCGGCCCAGGCACGTGATTGGGATAGGTTGTGCACGCACTCTGATGCTCGTATTGAAGCGAGGCGAATCGCTGATGATCGAACATCTGGGCCTCGCTGCCGTATTGCCAGTAGGAATCAGAAGGATTGCCATCCCAATTATATGGATGCCAATCCGGGTAAGACCATTGATCCATATCATAGCCTTCGTAATGACCCACCGCTTGTACCGGATTAAAAGACCACGTTGTTTTTTCCCAGTGACCGGGCATCATGCCTCCCTATGATGACGGCTCTCATAGACTATATTGCCCAGACTGTTAATATATAGCCGACCAAGAGCAGTATCGGCGATACGTCTCAGCAGTTCAGCGGCAGGCACAAAATCATAGCCTTCCGGGTGCGTGTCGTCTTTGTTAAATGCGTTGGTTATCGTCTTGTCCGTGTATGCCATTATGGTTTCTCAAACTCAAAGGTATCGGGGAAGCTCGTTATGTCGCCGCCATCGACATCAATGGCGCGCCTCGTTTGGTTCCATGATGCCGCATCGAGTACCAGGTTAACCGCCGCCCCGTCGTTCATTGTGGTTTTGTCGTCCATATCCTGAATTACTATCTGCTTGGCCAGTAGGTCGATACCATCCGTGGCATAGAAGTAGATCTCCTGCCGGTTTTTTATCGGGTATGCTGTGATCCTGTTCAAATATCCATAGAACAGGTCGTAGGTCGTTCCGTCATAGGTGGCCTGGACACGCACCGGCAGCCACAGCCGGACTTTTGGGCCAGGATTCTTCCCTATGTTGGTGGGGTAATAGTTGCCGCTGGAATTTTCTATGGTCATTTCCAGCGTGGCCGCCGGGTAACTGTTGCTATCTTTGTCTTTACCACGCGATATCCGGAATGCCTTAACATCACCGGTAATATCATCGCCGGCAGCTGTAAAGTCATGCGCACCTGCCCAGTCCACGCAATCCCAATCTATCGCTATGGAATATACGGGCTGTGCCATTAGAGATGTCCGCCCACACTATAGAACGAAGTCTCAGCCGGTTTAAATGAACTACGCCGAGTCTCTTCATTCATTATTCTTTGAAGGTCACGTACCAGGGCGCGTTTGGAGATATCATCGCCCATATACGGACCATTGAAATTAAACGTATTCCCACCCATACCGCCCATACCTCCCATTTGGCTGAGGGGCACGATGGCCTCCGGGCCACTTTCGCCTACCAGCCTGATTTGGGGAGAGGTAACGATACCGCCCATAGCTGTCCGCGGAACACCTGCAGTAACAGTAACTGTGGCAGACGATCCACCGCTGAAAAGGTTATTCCAGGAGTTCCTTATGTCATTACAGAATTGCTGTATCTGCGCCCAGGCGTCCCTGAACGGCTGCGTCAGCCACTCCCCCACTGCTACGAAAGCGTTCTTGATACCATCAACGACTCCGGTGAAAAAGGCTACAACGGTATTCCATGCATTCACGATCCCATCCCTGGCCTGCATGAATGCTATGTGTGCCTGATTTATGGCTATATTCAGATTGTTGCGGATAATGTCACCCACAATGCCCAACAGTTGCCCTAACCTGTCCCATTCGGTCACCAGGGCGTAGACAAAGAACGCTACGCCGCCTATGGCAGCAAGGAAAGCTCCTATAGTAACCAACGCTGTGCCTCCGAATACACCGGCTATCATAGGTCCCAAGCCAGGAAGAAACGTGCCCAGCCAGGTAAAGGCTTTGACCAGGGGCATCAGCGCCCAACCTATGCCCGCCACTATCCCCCGTGCTCCGGCCAGGGCAGCAATACCAATCACGATCTGGCCGATGGCATTAACCACCTCCGGATTCTCTTTGGCCCATTTATTCATGCCAACGAGCGCCTCGGTAAGGCTGGTAATGAATTCTGCCCCCTGCTTGCCAGTGGCGGCACTGGTTAACGTGTTGAGCAGCTGACCCCAGGCTGTCTCCAAATTCTCTATGGCCCGCTGCGCTGCCTTAGCCTTTTCCAGATCGGCATCGCTCATTCCTCCTCCGAGCTTATCGAAGGCATCGGATAATTTGGTGACACCCTCGATGAACATGGGCAGCATGGTGGTGCCGTTTTTGCCGAATATGGTAACGGCCAAATCCGTGCGGGTCGCTTCGTCCTCTACTTTGCCTAACGCGTCAGCGATGGTCTTGAACTGATCGCCGACGCTCATTTTGCTCAGGTTTTCCCAGGACAGACCTAGCTGTTTGAAAGCATCCTGCGCCGCCTTGCCTCCGGTCCTGGCATCGACCAGCGTCCGCTGCATCTTCTTTACCGAGATATCCAGCCCGGACATGTCGCTGCCCGTGACCTTGGCCGCGTAGCCCAGCTGCTGGACTTCCTTGGTGGCTAGTCCTGTTTTGTCGGCCATGTTGGCTATATCCTCACCATGCTGGGCAAAGGATTTGAACGCAGTCGCGATGGGCACCATGATGGCAGCAGCCAACGCCGTCGACTGAATAGCAGTTGCTTTCAGGTCGGCCTGGATATTGCCGAACGACTTCTTGAACTGGCGTTCCGCGTCACCGAGTTTTTTATTAAAGTCCGTGATATTTGCACGTAGGACGAAGACAAGACTCTTTTCTGCGTCACTCATCTTTTACCTCGAAATACTTCTGGTAGAGTTGAATAATCTGCATCATCTGTTCCGCTGTTTGCTGTTTTTTCTCTGTTTTGCCGGGCATAAAATCCTGCGGCGTGAAGGCGTTGGTTTTCTTAGGGTCGCGGTGAATATTGGCCAGCACGGCGCAGATCAGCCCGGCGTGAAAATCCTGGCGTTCGATGAGAAACGCCCGGCGCTTCAGAAGGGCGCTCAATTCTTTTAACGTGAGTGCCCAGAAATCATCCTCGGATAAATTAAGATCGTACCTCCCGACAGACCACAGTGTCAGCCAGTCGAGAGGCTCGCCGCGTTTGGGTCTGCGTTTCCCTGGGGAACAGCAGCGTTTACCACTTTGGGTATAAGCTGGATAAACTCCATCATCTTGCTGATATCAACCATGTATTTAACGTCTTCCAGCTTTAATGTCCTATCCTCCCAGAGCAAACAAGCCCAGAGAAATGGGATGATTTCCTTTTGTGTGAAGCTGGCTGGATCGGCATCGCCAGAAAGCACATCAATCCCGGTGACCTCCTGAAATTTCTCCATACCGCCCATGGTCCATTTCAGGTGCCGTTCTTTATCGAGAACTATAGGTATGTTATCCATTTAGCTGACCGCCCTGACCACTCGTACAGTGTATGTCTTGGCCACCTTGCCGGTCTCGGTTACCACGATGGTAACTGCTGTGATACTGCCTGCGTCTCCCAGGGCAATCGAGCCCGAGGCCTCACCGCTGGCCACAATATTGCCGTTAACGGTGATAACGCCAGCAGTCGCCGTGGGTGTCACGGTTACCGAACTGATACCAGTGGCTACCATGGCCACATAATCATAATAATTGTTTACAGGCTCTGGCACGATAACCGCGTCATCGCTAATCTCGAAGAACGGCGTGGTCAAGCCAGCTGAAGCGCCAATGGCCAGAGTCGGCTTGCCCGATATCTTCAAAGAGGCGGAGAAGTCGATCTTGCCACCTACGGCATAATCGCCGACCTTGAACTTGGTCACTAGGGCATTGAAAGCCCAGGTGGCCGTTATAGCTGTGGGCAGTGTGAGGACGAACGACTGCACGGTCATGGCTAATTGGTCGGCCATCAAGGCGACCTGCCCGTCGGCGTCACCGGCGATGAAGTTTCCTTCGATGGGCACTTCGCTGGTATCAAACCAGGTGCCGATAAATTCCTTGAAGCTGTCGGGCGAGGTCAGCGTGGTGACGTCCAGCGTCTCCAGGTTGATCTCGATGCCGCCGATCTTGGTAATCTCGGCAATGGTGTGCCCGTCCCTGGCTAAGGTAGCTCCCTTGGCTGCTATAGCGTTGCTCATGTTTGACCTCCTATTCGTTGTAGTAGATTAAATATTCGACTGGGATATGGTAAAACCCTGTTTCGGGATCGTATAAATCCTGTTCGTTGTCATATTGAATGCTGACCCTCACCCCACCTGTTCCTCCTATGACTTCGTTGTTTTTATCCTGTAAAGCCAACTGTATCTGCTCGGCTATCTGCTTGGCCTGGTAATAAGTCTCGGAGAATATAGAAAACTGAAAGCGGGAGTTAACCAAATGGGACGTTCCGGTGAGCGAGGTCTCCCTTACCGCTGATACCTTAAAGAACACGACATACGGGCTTGCTACTTCCTGCGGCGCGTTCACATAGTAGATTTTTTCACCGACAAGCGCGGCCAAGGCAGATTGGGCCAACAGGTGCTTTAAGAGGGCATGTTCAACGTACATTATTTTCTCGCGGCTTCAAGGATCATGTTCAAGAGCTTATCCCGTACCTTTCTGTAGACCGGCTCCCTGTTAGTGTCAACAGCAGGGCGGAAGAAGGGTTTGGCCGGGCCGATGCCGGTATAACGCCCCGACTTCTGGTAGCGCGGCTTAGTCCCATACTCGATAATATGGGCATGGCGGACAATCTTGCGGTCTACTGTAGCTGCAGCAGAACGCGGATAGTTGCTGATCTGCCGTAAGTATTTGGCCTTGACCCCTTTTTTAAGATTGCCGGTAGGACCTTGCGGCGCCTTGGCTTTAGCAGCTGCGGCCACGACCTTGGCACCCTCCATCATCACTGGCTCGACTTTATCGTTGGGCAAGGCTTTGGCCAGGGCCAGCAGGGTTTTTTCAAACTCCTCTTTACCCTGGATCTCAATATCGATATCCATCAGTCCAATGACTCCACATACATCAAAATAAGTTCCTTGTTGCGTTCCTGTGGGTTTAGGATAGAAATAATTGACAGATACCTGTCACCAAATTTAATCCGCCATGTCGGGAGGACGTCGGCGCGGTAGCGTATCCTCACCCTGCCATCGACTTTTGACTCGGCCTGCTGCCCGGCGTAATACCAGGAGCCGGTAGCCGGTTCTACAGCAGCCCAAACAGTGGCTACGTCCGCCCAGGTATTTACAATTTCCCCGATGGCATTGCTCCCCGCTATGGGTTGCTGCAGGACGATGTGCTGACGAAGTTTCCCTGCTTCCATTACAGCACGCGCTCCGTCCATAAGAGGCTTTCGACAGCCATGGGTACCTGGGTCAACGGCTTCTCACTAACAGCTTCCCTGTTTTCGTAAAGATGGCCGATGAGCAGGAGCATGGCCTGGCGGACAGCGGCTGGCACGGAGGCCGACGTTGCGCCATATCCGCAAACAAACTCCACGCAGATCCCGTTAGCCGGCCTCAACGTAGTACCCGGCCACGTCTTTCCCCATGCTAAGACAACCCGGCCTGGCGTTGAATTAGTATCGGCATAATAATCGGAGGCCGTCATTGTGGCTTCGGCATTAGTAGTGTCGTAATATTTGATAGAGGTTACTGATAATAGTGGAGGCAATGGAACTTTAATTTCGACAGGCCAGGCATCCAACCACAGATACCAGGTTTGGGTGATAAAGGCGCGGTTTTGGAATGACTCACAATATTCGCGGGCGGCGGTGATCAACCGTGACAGGAGGGTATCTTCCACGGAAGTTCCTCCACTTTTAACCACGTCAACGCCGAAGTCGCAATTAGCGACAGCGACGGTGGCCACGGCCCGGATATACTTTTTTATACCTATGTATGTCTTGCTGTAGGTGGCGTTGTCGTTAGCCTCGGTGACTTGAGTGAATGCCCCGCTGGCCACATCTACCCATGTTGTCCCATCGTCAGAGTCCTGGAGTTTAACGTCCGCGGTCCCGGAGGCGCCGTTGGTTAGGCAGACGAGGTTTACCACCACTCCATAGCCTGTAATATCAATGGGAGTGCCTATTAAAGAATAAGCAGCGGCTATCGGGTGGGAGCCATGGGCAATAGTTGACACGGTTGAGGTATCACCGGCCACGCCAGGGTCAAGTCTCAAATGGAGTTTGGCTTCAGCCAGTGAGATAGGCTCAACTGTGGGCGCAGTTTTGAGTTTAAGCACAATCAGCCTTCCTTTTCTTTTTGCCGAATATGCCGGATTTGGGTTCATCGGCAGGCTTTTCAACGTCAGGATATTCAGCCCGCCTCGGGTTTTGGCCCATGTAATTGACAACCGGCCCAGCCGTGGCAATTTCAGCAAAGCCGGATTTTATCAAGCGCGCCCCTTGCTTATCATCAACCTTCTCAACTTTGCCGGTCATATCAATCCCGTTTATGGTGCAGGACTTATATTTTATGATCATTATTCACCTGTAACGCTCTTTAGTTTTTCCCTGTAACGGCGGACTCTTTCGCGCGTTTGTTCGCGTTTTCTGTCTGTAACGCTATCTGTAACTGCCGTTTCGGTTACAGCCTTTGGTGTTGCTGTCTCAATAATATTTATGGGCACCGCAGCCCCGGCGGATATCCATGCTTTTGCTGTCCCGTCGCTGGCGTCAACAATAGACCCGGCCAATATCTGCACAGCCGGGGCACCCTGCATCCTTATGTCTTTTAATAATTTGAGTTTCATAATATAGGAGGGGGCCGAGTTTCCCCGGCCCCCTGTGCCTTATTCGTCTTTTTCTTTCTTGTCCTTTTTCTTGGGCTTGTCGTCGGCTTTTTCACCGCGCTCGGCAAGTTTCCTCTGTATGTAATCCGGATTTTCCATGATTAGCCTCCTTATACGAGATCAACGAACGGCGCAGCCTGGGTATGCGTGCTCGACTCTGCAACAACTTTCCCTGCGTACTGAGTGGACACGTAGGTGCCGATATTGGCATAGACGTCGATGGAGCCGTCGTGCCTCCAATAGCAGCCGATGCCTGCTCCGCCCACGCCGACGTTTGCCTGCGGGGAGACAAAGCAGATGCCCTTAGTCTGCAGCCAGAAGTACATATTGGCCGCGCTCACCGGGACACAGGGCACGCCCATGACGGGATGGCCTATTTCGCCGTCCTGCACCAGGTAAGAGTAAGGACTCTGCATGCATTCGCCGTGATCCTCTACGGTCAGTGCTGAGGTCAGCGGCGAGTCCAGGTAGAATGTCACCGACACATTGCCGGTTGCGGCGCGGGCGGTATTGCCTGTGATGCCTCTGCGCTGCGGGATATCGCTGCCATTGGTGAAAAGTACGATCTCGCCGCCCTTGAATTCATCGGCGGCCATGAGTCCGGTCCCTGCGGCACCGTCGGTTGCGGCTGTGGTCAGTACCACGGCAGTCGCGCCGATTGCAGCGGCCTCGGCTACGTCAGCGAAGGCCACGCCCTGGGGCAGGCCGTTCTTGGCGCCCAGCGCGGTGCTGGCCATTACGCCGCCGGACTTGGAAAGTGTGAATTCCTTTCTGCCGATTCGGATGGTATCGTTGATTTCAAACCCCGAAGGACAAATCAGCGAAGCGGGAACGTAAGGATAACCGGAACCCTGGGACATGATACATTCACCCACATTGGGAATGTGAAGTCTTTTTAATTTTGCAGTCATTTTTTCCCTCGTTTATTTTATTTTGATAGGGGGCGGCTCCTCGCCGCCCCGTCAAAGACTGGTTTAGGTGTTGTTGTTAAGTGCGCGGAAGGCATCGGGGCGGATAACCCCACCACCCACGCGGAAGTGGCAAATGAATCCGACGAGCCCTGATTCCGCATAAAGCTCATCAAGCCTCTGGATGGCAATACCGGCACGGTCGACGATCATGTAACCAGCTTTCCAGTCACCTAACAGCGCCACGATAGAGCGGTCTACGTTGGTGGAAGCGGGATAAATCATGTCATTGCATAGGTAGACAGGGAATTGGTTAAAGCTTTCCGGAATACCAGTCATTGCCGGATTCCACAGATAATTCGCCGTAGCCTTAACTTTGCGAAGTTGACCTTTGGTTGACGGGTGCATCAGGTAGCTTGCGCCTTTGTGATACTGTGCAGGAAGTGCAGTCTCCAGGTCGATCAGATCATCCGGAACTGCGGTATCGGCGGTATCGAGATCAGTGTAGGTGGAGATGATAGTGGCATCAAGTGTCACGCCGTCCGGCTGATTGAAGGCGTGTCCGGTGCCTACGACAAAAGCCTTGGCCTCTGCATCGGCAATCGCCCTGGAGAAGGAATCGGTGATAATCGCGGCGAGGTTGGCATCCGTGTCGTTGAGTTCGTCTTTGCCTACTTTGGTCAGGCCGGACAAGTCCTCAACGTAGATGTAATCCTTGGCAGGTACCGGCGTACTTTCGGTGATTGCGGTGCCCAGTTCCAGCTTGCCCCAACCGACAGATACTTCGGTCATGCTGCGCTTGCTGATTTTGTCACGCGAAGTCGGGCGTATAGTGGCCAACTGGCGGATAACGTTAAGCTGCGGCAATGCGCGGTATATCTCGGCTTCCATGTCCTCCGGGACCCAGTAAAGGCCAGAGGTATCTTCCACCAGCGCCCGTTCTTCCTTGGACATACCGGAGCGGCCTTCGCGCATAGCCTTGAAAAAGGCAGACCGTTTCTCGGCTTTCCTGTCCTCGGTTATCACAGCCTGGTGAGTCGGAGCATGTTTCATCTCCATGTCGTTCTGGCGCTCGATTCTCTCGACGTCCTCGCCGTATGCCTTGGCGTCGGTGTGCATCTTGTCAAGCGCGGCCCGGTCCTCCGGGGTAAGTTCGCCCTTGTCGAGAATTGCCTGGGCATCGGCAATGAGTTTGGCCCGTTTTTCCTTCATGGGGTTAGGGTTAATCATTTTTTGCCTCCGTTTATTTAGTTAGTTTCAGGAAATCCTGCCGTCGCTTGAGTATCTCCAGGCCATCAACACCCTCCGCTGGAGAGCCCTGACCGTCCGGCTCAGCTAAAGTATTTATATAGTCACGTACTTTTACGCTGGTTTGCGGATAGGCCGGATAGGTAACGATAGACACGTCAAAAAGCCGGATATCCTGCAGCGTGCGCACGACATTCTTTGTGCTGTTGTCCCAGGCATCCTTTATTGTGCTGAATTTGAACGAGCACTGGTTGATGTCTCCCCGGCCAATGCTCACCTGCAGGTCCCGGCACCACTGGGTATCAGGGAGAGGGTCGATGGTGAAGCGGATGCCCTTATTATCCTCGGCAAGCTGCAGCGTCCCGGCCTTGTTGCGGCCCAGGATAAAATTAGGGTCGTGGTTAAAAGCCGCGCGGATATCATCCTCTTTAATGGCGCGGGTACAGGCTCCTGGTGCTACCTGTTCGCGAAATCCGCCCAAATCCTCAGAGAGTTTGTTGAATACGATGGCATAGCCGCTGATAACCGGCATCTTATCCTCGCGTTGTTCAACCTTTATTTCAGTTTCGATGGTCCTTACTTCGATATCTGTGTCCATTTATGCCTCCTATAGTTCATCTGAAAGCCGTCGATGCTCCCAGTCAATCATTACTGACTCAATATCCCCAGTCAGCAATCTCTTAGATGATTCAATATACGTTCTTATCCAGTCCTCCATGTCGTTGCGCCCGACGGCCACAAATGCCGGTTGAAGTAATCCCCTCATAAACGGAGGGAAATCACGATAATACTCGGTTTTCCATGTGTCGAATTCGTCAGGCTTTTTCCTCCATGCAGGCAATGCCCTTGCTTTTTCCCTTTCGGCTATGCGCCTGATGGCATAGTCGAATAGAACCCTGGAATTAAGGCTTTGCTGCTGTTGTCCGGCCATCTTCATCGGCACCATGTTAGCCTGGGTGTAATATTCATCTCCGCCTGGATCATCGATGGGGTTCCAGTTTTCCTTTTCCCTTATCTCGTTGGGGGATATTGAACCTAAGTAAAATAGTTCACGGTAGAACGACGCCCGCGCCGCCGAGTCGCCGCGGAGTAAACCATCGGCAAGGAACTCGGAAAAGTAAGCGCTCCCAAGGCCAAAGAGTTTGTAATTAGTCTCCTGCTCTGCAAATACAAACCATGGGTTCATGGTGTAGACCATGAATTCAATGCCCTGGTGCTCGATGTTTGTAAAGGTTGCGCGGCTGAGTTCCCCTATCATGTGCAGGGGAACATGGAACATTCTGGCTATATCAACGATCTGAAAGACACGGGTCTCCAGGAACTGGCTATCGTTGTTAGGTATGCCCACCTTTTGGTAAGTCATGCCCTCCTCCAATAGCAGTAGGCGGTGGTCCCGTCCCAGTCCGGCATATTCTTCATCCAAACTCTTTTGGAGGTTTTGGTGTCCTTGCGCCGACAATACCTTGGGGTGCTGCGCAACGCCGCCGACATTGGCGCCGCGCGAGAAGAAATGCCCGCCGAATTGCTCCGTGGCGATGGCCAGGCCGATAGACTCCCGCGCCTGGGCTATCACTGACATGCCTGACGTGCCATCGGTGCTCAGTCCTGTGAAATGCCATACTTGCCATGCAGCGAGTCGTTTGAATTGTCCTTCAGGAGTCTGTACCTCATAAATTAAGCTATTATCATTCAGCCTGAGCGCTTTGCATTTCCACGCAGGGATAGGCCATAACGCTACGGGGACGCCGCCATCAAATTCTATCTCGGCATAACCGTTCCCGTGTAAGAGTGCATGGCTCATCATCATGGCGCGGAACTTAGCGGAACTTTGCTCAGGGTTTGGCCGGTCATGCAAAACCGAATATAACAGGTGGTCAGTGGCCCTCTCCTTGCCCCTGGGCAACCTCTGGTATGTTATCCATGGTACACAGGCGAAGGTATTGGCCAGCAGGTTCACACAGGCGAAAACGGCGGACTGGCGCATGGCCGTGGTGGTGTTAACGTCCACGCCGGCCTGGTTTTTATATCCTCCAAGTCCCAACCAGTAGGCCGGGTTGCGGGGATTGGTTATGTTTGTTCTTTTTTCAATATAGTTTTTTATTATGCCCATATTTACTCACCTTTATTTCCACTGAGGCCAAGGTACATGAGGCTCGCGCCGGCCGCGATATAGGCTGCAGGCGGGAAAATTAACCAGATACCAACCATTGCCCCAAGCCATCCGATAAAGACCAGGGCGTCCGATAAGTCAAACTTCATATAGATACTGCTCCGCGCTTTTCATATATTGAGGGCGGTTCCTCCGCATGCCTGGTGGCGCGATCCAGCCCCATTATTAGACTGACTATGCCATCAATCTTTTGTGTTGCCTTACTTTTATCCGGCTTTAGGTTGCCGGCTGGGTCAGTGGCCACGACAAGGTTGTCAGCGTTCCACCTTAAAATAGGATGCCCGCCGTGGTTTATCTTTTTACTGAGCACCAGGTTCATCAGTTCCTTAGTTGGCGGTGACATCGACGCATATCCCTGGCCGAACGGGACCACTGTCAGGCCGTCCTCCGTTAAGTCCTGGACGAGTTTAGCGGCTCCCCATCGGTCGTACGCAATTTCTTTGATGTCGTAAGTCTCGCGGAGGGTTTTGACTTCCTCACGAATATAGTCGTAGTCAATGACGTTGCCTTCAGTCAGCGTGATGAGGCCTTGCTTTGCCCAGGCCCGGTACGGTACCCGGTCGCGCCGTTCAGCCTCGGCTGCGGTATCACCCGGTATCCAGAAGCGCATCAGCGTGGCATAAGTCCCATCATCTAACGGGAATACTAACGACAGCGCTGTCAGATCCGTGGTGGCTGATAAGTCCAGGCCGGCATAACAGGTTTTACCTTTGAGGTCGTCCAGTTTAATATCACCTTTGCAGGCGTCCCATTTATCTATTGGCATCCATCTCTGTACTGAATTAACCCACTGGTTTAGATATAGTCTGCGGAAGGTCATCTCCAGTGCGGGTGTCTCCGCGGCGCGTTTGGCCAGCATCCGTATCTCATCGATCTGGCGGAAGGCATCTTTGCGGCCTTTGACCATCAGAGCCGGGTTAGCTTTCGCCCATACCTTCTCATCCAGCCAGGCATCCTCCTCATCCGCCGCGTAGATAACGGGCAAGAATGTTTTGTCTTTAATGATGCCGTTCTGCACCTTTAACGCGTAGTCGTGCAGCTCCCAGCAAATTGAGTGTCTATCATATCCTGCAGTGGTGATGACGACTATTAAAGGTTGCCGCCTGGCGCCCTGGGAGGTGGTTAAAACGTCCCACAAGTCCCTATTCGGCGCCGCATGGAGCTCATCATAAATAATGCCGTGGGCGTTATATCCCCACTTTGTATAAGCCTCCGCACTGATCGCCCGGTAGAAGGAATTGCGTTTATAAAATACGATGCGCTTTGTGGAGTCTACCACTTTGGCATGTTTGGATAGACCGGTCTGCCGGACCATATCGGCGGCCTCGTTGAATACCAGTGATGCCTGCTCGCGGTCGTTGGCGGCTGAATAAACCTCGCTCCCGTACTCGCCATCGCCGAAGGTAAGATATAAAGCTATCGCGGCGGCCAATGTGGTTTTGCCATTCTTGCGCGGGAGCTCGATGAAGGCTGTGCGGTATTGCCTGGAGCCGTCCTTATTCAGAGTGCCGAATAGCGGCTGGATGATATCGTTCCACTGCCATTCGGTTAGCTTGAAGTTATTGCCGGCAAACTCACCCTTGGTGTGTTTTAGTCCCTCAATGAAATCCTTGACTGTGTCCGCCCTGGCTTGATTTATCATACATTGGTTTTCTTTGTGCTCTCGTTGCAATAGTCCAGTAGTTTGTCGAATGAGTCAGCCTGCTTTTCGTTTGGTAGCGTGAGCCTTGACCTGCTGGCCGGTGTAAATCCAAACTCAACGGCAAATTTATGCATCTGGTCCAGCGCCTTATTGACTATCCACAGCGCCGGGGAGGTGGTAATGGAGCCGGAGGCTGTTTTATAAAGTTCGCCTTTTTCCTGCAGCACCAATTCATACTTTACCCATCGCGCGTATGCCTGGCAGTAAGCCGCCAGTGACGCCCGGTCTACCCTGGTGATCAGCCCCATGGCTTTGAGTTCGGTGTATAGGCGCCTCCATTCCGTTTTGGCGACACCAGTAAGATGTGCGGGCGGCGTTGTTTCCCCTGTATGCTGAGGTTCCCTGGTATTCAATTTTCGTTTGCCTGGGTTACCCTCTATCTTTCTAATGTTCGTGGGTTTTGGTTTACGTCCTCTCATTTGCTTCCTCCGGGACAAGTGTCGCGGTCTCGCCGGTGAACGTTTCGTATCTTTTCATTATCACGTCACAATAGACCGGGTCCAGTTCCATTCCATAGGCTGTCCGGCCTATCTGCTCGCATGCTATCAGTGTTGATCCCGATCCCATGAATGTGTCCAGGACAATTTGCGGTTTGGTGTGGTCGCTGCTGTTTCTTACCATCCTGGCTATTAGCGCAACCGGCTTCATGGTCGGGTGCTCCTCATTTTTACTGGGACGGTTTTCTTTGAATACCGTTGAGGGAATGGTTTTGCGCAGTTCAGTCGCCAGCACAATGAGTTCCTCTTTGCTCATTTTCTTGAGATCAGGCTGGTCGTCTATCACTGTAGACGATGTAAAATCCTGGCTGAAATAATGTGCATGGCCTTGTTTCCAGCCATATAGTATCGGTTCATGTTGCCAGTTATAATCATTCCTGGACAGGACAAAACAGTTTTTTACCCAGATCAAACTTTGACTGATATGGTAGTCAGCCTCCGTCAGCGCCAGTCGGAACAAAGCAGAGTTGATATCGGCGTGGGCCACATAAATGCAGGCTCCGGGATGGCTCACCGCGCTGACATTGGCAAATGCCGCCTGCAGCATTTCATATAAAGCATCGCCGCGGAGCTCATCGCCGGCAATGGCCTTGTGCTTATTCCCGGCTCGCTTATTATTCAGGTAATCATTCTTATCGGTGTAGCTCACACCGTACGGGGGTCCGTCCAGCAGAGGTCAGCTTTCTGGCCATCCATGAGTTTGGTGAGGTCGTCTATCGATGTGGCATCCCCGCACATAATCCGATGGCGGCCGATCTTCCATACATCTCCGCGCTTTGTCCGGGGTTCCTCTATCGCGTCGGCTTCGGCATCCGCATCGAAGTCATCTTCTTTGACCTCATCGCTGTCGGCCCGCATGGATGTTTCCGGCAGGTCGATGCCCCATTCTTTTAACGGGAAGTCAGACCACTCATTGGCCAACATCTCAAAGTCCCACTCACCAAAGTTCCCGTTGTCTTTGATGATGATGGCCTTTTCCCCGGCCTCATCTAATCCCTGCATCACTATAACCGGAACCTCTTTATACTTCAGTTCCTGGGCGGCACGGTACCGCATGTTTCCCCCCAACACCACCAGCTTGCCTGTCCGGTCAGAGCATATCACCGGGCGTGCCTTGAACAGATCCGGGGACTCCTGCAGCGATTTAACCAGGCGCTTAAACGCGGCGCCTTTAATAAGCCGCGGGTTCGAGTCGTTTAATACGACGTCGTTTATCGGAAGGTATTGAATTTTGTACGTGGCAGTAACTATTTTGTGTACCCCTCTATTGGTGTTACTTTCAAATAATCAAATATCCATGGCCGGTCATCGGCCAGTTTGCCCAGTCCGCCCAGTTCGCCCACGGCCTGGCGCACCTCCGGCAGCGGCCGGTCGTATTTTATTGATAGCACTATTTCGCCGGCTCGGTCGTCTACCATAAACTTGCGCCATGCCTCCGGTTGCGTGGCCCTCAGTATCTTGAATCCTGAATTGGTGTACTGGGCGCCGCCTCCGCAGTACAGGCAACCTATCGTTACGGCGCCGGCAGCTTTTGCCGGGTGCATTGGCAGGTCGTTACGCCTGGTGTATCGTTTTATCATAGTGTCAGTCCAACCAATCAGTGGGTTACCTATCACTATGTTGTCGGCTATCACGTACTTAACCGCGCCATCTTTTAGCGCCCTCAGTCCGCGCAGGCTGTCATCCACCTGGCCGCGCTGTCCGGTTAGTTGAACGGTACATCCGAGTTCCCTGGTGAGTTTCCTGGCCGGGGCTATTTTCATCCGCCGGCAGCAGGTCGAGACGTCCAGACGATATCCGAAGTTACGGTGCCTTTGCATCCACTGTCTGGCGGCCAGCTTTCCTAACATTGGCCAACCATATCGGTACCATTGGTTGAGGTAGGTGTTCGGAGCCTCCGCGATATGTAAAGGAGCACTGTATTCCCTGCAGACGTCCCTGACATAGTCCTGGGTGCTTTCATACTCCATGCCGGAGTCTGCAAATATGACCGGCGGCCGGTATTCGGTGTGGCGGTAAACCAAATCCAACAGCACCATGGAGTCCATGCCGCCAGAGAACGCTATGCAGGCGTTTTTGTGGTGACTGAGTATATGGTTAATGATCTCAATGCTGATATGCATCCAGCAAACACCCCAGTGGGGAGTCCTCTCCGGCATCAGCATAGCGCTGAAGTTCCAAGATAAAGTCTTTTAATTTAGGATCGGCCAGCACCAACAGGTCTTTTCCCTGTCCGTTACTTACCACCACCATGAGCGCTGAGTTCAGTTTGGCGCCGGCTTTGCTTTTAATCTTAGCAGTCAGCGCCGCGGCTATTTGCTCCGCTGTTTTCTCCACTGCTTTGTGCTCATCCTCTGACATTATGGCCTCGGTGAGCGGTGTTTTGTGTTTATCCAAGTTCTGGCGGACCCCCCTATGGTCAATTTCGCGGAATCTTGTAATCTCCTGGCAGGCGGTTTTGGAGCACTCTCGTTCCCAGAGATTTTATGCCCCTATCCCTCTATGCTTTATTGATATATCTTTTCGGAATGTCTTAGTTTAAGGTAGTTGACAAATCCTTTTCAATGTGTTATTCTGTACTTAAGTAAGGTAGAGGATAACAAAATGAATATAGTATCAATTTACAAGCAATT